CAAGAGATGAATGGCGTGCCTTGCGATTTCATACAGCAACGTCTGTCAAATCAAATCCAGGTTTTTACAAAATAAGCAAAAGTTGAAGGACCTGTCATGGTCGACCGTAACTTGGGACGAAGAAGCTGGCCCCTCAGCCCATATGAGGTCAATGTTCGTTTCGAAGGGAGCAACAGGGCTGAGGAAGCTGAGAACTGGTTCGGCCCTCTGAACCCGGTCACGCCGCTTGCGCCTCCGGAGGTCGCGGGACGGCAGTGGGACTATCCGGCCGGGTATAATCTTTCGACGCTCTCCCGGCCCTTTGAGCCGGTAACCTTTTCGACCTTGCGCAGCCTTGCGGACAGTTACGATCTTTTGCGGGTCGTCATCGAGACGAGAAAGGATCAGGTCTCGCGCCAAACTTGGAACATCGTTGCGCGCGAGCAAAAAAGCGGTTCCGGCAGGAATACGGCACGTATCAGCTTTCTGAAAAACTTTTTGACAAGGCCCGACGGGATCCATGGTTTTGCCGACTGGCTCCGCATCTTGCTGGAAGAGGTCTTTGTAACCGATGCGCCAGCCCTCTTCATGGGCCGAGACCGGAGCGGCAAGCTGCGGTCCCTCCTGCCGCTCGACGGCGCAACGATCAAACCGGTGATCGATCCCTGGGGCCGCACGCCCCAGCCGCACGTCGAAGGCGGGAAGTTTGTTTACCCGGCCGCCTACCAGCAAATACTGAAAGGCTATCCGGCCATAAACTATTCGGTTCGCGACATTCTCTACCGGCCGCGCAATGTTCGCGTCAACCGCGTATATGGCATGAGTCCCGTTGAACAGATCGTGACGACGGTCAATATCGCTCTGCGCCGGCAGATTTATCTTCTGGACTATTTCACGGAAGGCAACGTCCCGGACAGCTTGATCGGGGTTCCAGAAAACTGGACGCCAGATCAGATCGCCTCATATCAAAAATATTGGGACGCGTATTTCGATGGTGATCTTGGCCGCCGGAGGCGCGCGAAATTCGTGCCCGGCGGCGTTGCGAAGACGTTTGTCCAGACGAAGGAGCCGGAACTCAAAGGAGCGTTCGACGAGTGGCTCGCGCGCATCGTTTGCTTTGCTTTCTCGATTTCGCCTCAAGCGCTCACCCAGACCGTTAACCGCGCGACCGCCGAGACCCAGAAGGAACTTGCGGAAGAAGAAGGTCTTAGCCCGATCCTCGGTTGGGCGAAGTCCCTCATCGACGAAATTTTGGCAGATGAATTCGATGCGCCCGATTTGGAATTCGTCTGGGGCTTAGGGTTTGAAACCGACCCGGCGACGCAGGAAGCGATTCTCTCGAGCTATGCGACAAAAGGGATATTGACGATTAACGAGGCGCGCGCCGAGCTCGGCCGCGCACCGGTGCCTGACCCCGCCGCGGACAGGCCGATGACACTTACTAATGCGGGCTATGTCGCTCTGCCGGACTAGGCAGAAACCTTCCTTACTGGCGCTTTGACTTCCGTTTCGTGGAATTTGCATGCACCGCTTTGTCTTGGGCAAGGCGCGGGCCGCCCCGCCTGCGCGCACGCTTTTGGCACGCGCACGGACAATCTGGATGTGGCCTGGGATTACGCTCCCTGAAAGGGGCGATTATCCGGAGCTTAAGGAACTAGGGCGGATCGGTATAAATCTCCACGCTAATGATAAAGCAGGGAGATATTGGCATGGACGACCCCGTAAAGCCCGTCACAGGCGCGGAATTAGAAATTGCGTTCTCTGGATCGGCTATTGCTTCAAATCGCTTCTTTATAACCGTTGGGCCGACGGTTCGCATAGCGTTTTGCGAGCAACTCGGAGAGGAAGTTGGACCAAAATTCAGAACGGCCGTCTCATTGCCGATTCAAGACGCTATAGCCCTTGTGGAAGTTCTCCAAAAGCTTCTTGCCCCAATAGAAGCCAAAATAACGCAAGAAATACGTGGAAGGGCCCCGCCTACCGCTGGCAATGGCTAAATCCATGCGCAGCCGTGAAAATATTGGCCTACCTCCAGCGGTCAAGGACGCGAGAATGTGTGCCGAATCGGCTGCCGGTTCAAAGCCAACTTCCAGCGATAGCAAAACGTCTTCGAACCTACCTACTCCGTTACCGCAAACGAGTAATGCTGGCGGTTCTGCGGAACCACGTGCCATTAGCGCGTCTGGGGGAAGTTCTTTCGAGCTCAAATATGGGAGTCGTAAGGTGAAGGCATATCCCATAACAGAAGCCGAACTAAGTGAGATCGGCACCCTAAAGGGCCTTTCCACGTTTTGCTTTTCGTTATCATCTGCGGCCGCCGGATTTGGCGGGAACATGATTGTTAGCTTCTTATCTGCATCATCCGCAAACGACATGGATGAATGGAAAAAAATATCCATATTAGCGGTAATTGCATTTGCGGTTATCTTTTCAAGTATCGGAGCGTATCTAACCTACAAAGGCAACACCAAAATAGCGGAAATTAAAGGACAAGCTTCGTTCTGATTATGTTTACTGAAATCGATTCCGCCTCCCTTGCTCATTTGCCGCGTGTATATCTTCGAGGGAAGAGCTGGGAGGAACGGCGTACTGTTGGCTTGAAAGCGCTTATCGACGCTCGGGCACCATAAAACATTCGGCCGGGCACACGTTATAAACTACGACTATATCAACGCCTCCCCACTGGCCTGCTTGCCAAGACCAGGGACTTTGCACGAACTAAACCACCCGGCGTAACGCGCGGTTATGTAGTTGGCCGCCAATTTACGGCCACCGGGGGAAGAGCGTGCAGCAAAAAACAGTGAGCTCGCAACCCGCTGCGAATTCTCCAGCCGGAGATATGCTGAAATAGCCGCGCCTCAAGAGTGATCCTGCGGCCAATCACGGACGCTCTTCGACGGCAACTCCTGGCGCCGTTTCGATTAGCTAGGCAAGCCTCTTAGTCTTCGATCGAGCCACGCGCCGTTATCTTATTTCCTATTCATTGGAAGGAATCTCCATGACCGCGTTGCGTATGTTCATTCCAATTACCAAGGTCGACGCGGCGCGGCGCCTGGTCTACGGCGTTGCAACCGCCGAAGCGGAAGACCGGACAGGCGAGGTATGCGATTACGATACAACCAAGCCTCTTTACGAAAAATGGTCGGATGAAATCGCGAAATCCACGAGAGGAAAGTCTCGCGGCAATCTCCGTGCGATGCATGGCCCTGTTGCCGCTGGCAAAGTCACCGCGATTACATTCAATGACGATGAGAAGCAGATCGAGATCTGCGCCAAGGTTGTCGACGACGCAGAATGGACAAAGGTCTTGGAGGGTGTTTATACCGGATTCTCACAAGGCGGAGCCTACGAACGCCGATGGACCGATGCGCACGGGACAGTGCGATATACCGCGGCGCCAAGTGAAATTTCACTTGTTGACCTGCCTTGCTTGCCGCAAGCAACATTCGAAATGATCAAGGCCGATGGGACGGCTGAGCGGCGGCGGTTTAGAGACGAAAGGGCTTCCCGCCTTGCGCGCCTTGCCGATGAATTGGATTGGCTGCAGGGGACCCAACGGGCCGAAGCCCAGTCCGAAACAGATGACGGCACACCTTCAACCGAACTGCACGAGCTCGCCGCTCGCACATCAGAAATTCTGCGATCGATGCTGAACGGCGAAACACCAGAACCTTTAGGGTCTGACGACTCGCCGGCTCCTGGGGAACTGGCCGCGACACCAAAAGAGTCCGCGCATTCGAAGTCAGCCGCCGTCAAGATCGGTGCTTGCAACAGCAGCGCGGATCAGGCGAAAGTTCAGCGCATGCACGACACTTCTGTTGAGCTCGGCGCCATCTGCGACACGAAAAAGAACATGCGAAGTGCGTTAGAAAAGCGCTTCGATATCCTCGCCAACACGATCGATAGCGTCTTGCAACGGCTAAAAAACATCGAAGATCAGCCGTTGCCCCTCCCCTTTTTGGGCCCTGCACGGGCTATTTCAAAAGGGGAAGATGCTAGCGGCAGCGATCTCGACGGCAGTCAACTCGACAAGCTCCTCGCGAAGCCGGAGACGCTGTCGGTTCTTGCCATAAAGTTAGCGCAGCGAAACGGGCGCTCACCGCCGCGCTGAGCCTTACCAACCGTTTTCTCGCGGCACTGAGACCAACCCCCTATCTGACCCGTGGATCGTACCTGTGCGTTTAGCGTGCGCAGGCGGGCTATGAAACCGGTTACGACGCAAACATCCGAACGCTAGAATCGCAACGGATTTGATACTTATAACTATTGCAGGCAGGAGCAAAACATGACCATGCAGAGCGATGTTCAGGACGTGCTGGACCGGCTCAAATCAGCCCAGCAAAGACCGCTTGGCGACCCTCGGTTCAAAACCCTCGCCGGGCTGGAAAAGGCCAGCACATTCGCCGAGAGCACCAGCCCGACCTCTGGCCTTACGTTTTATGATCTGGAGCTCGGAGCAAAGTTTCTTTATCCAGTCCTGACGCCGCTGCGCAACATGGTCCCGCGCGTTTCGGGCAAAGGCGGCATTCAAGCCGCGTGGCGCGCAATTACCCAAATCAACACCCAAGGCTTGCGCTTCGGTGTATCGGCTGCAAACCGCGGCGGCGTCATGGCGGTCCAAACAAAGGACTACACAGCGACTTACAAAGGCATCGGAGTCGAAACAAGCGTTGACTTCGAGGCCCAATATGCAGGCCAGGAGTTTGACGACGTCCGTGCTCTTGCCGCAAAGACCGGACTCGAAGCCTTGATGCTCGGCGAAGAGGCGATGATTCTCGGTGGCTGCTCGTCAGCCTCCCTTGCCCTCGGTACCACGCCAACGCCGACGGCGACTGTGTCGGGCACGGGCGGCACTCTGCCAGCACAAACATGGTCCGTCATTTGTGCCGCATTGACGCTCGACGGCATCATGAACGGAAGCATTGCCGGCGGCGTACAGGGGCAAATCTCGCGCACCAACGCCGACCAAACGCAGGACACGTTTGGCGGCGGCGTAGCGAAGGTCAGCGCGCCCGCACCGGCGACCACAACGGGATCGACGGGATCCATCAGTGCGAGCGTTTCTCCGGTCACCGGGGCGCTAGGCTATGCCTGGTTCTGGGGCTCACCCGGGTCCGAGACGCTCGGCGCCATTACGACCATTAATTCCGTGATCATCACCGCCGCCGCAACCGGAACACAGCTGGCCTCGCAGCTCGGCGCCAACGACAACTCAACAAACGCGTTGGCCTTTGACGGTGTCATATACCAAGCTTTGACATCGGGCTCTGGCGCCTATGTCTATACGATGCCATCCGGGACGCCGGGCACCGGCATGCCTCTTACGTCTGACAGTGCGGGCGGCATCATCGAGATTGATACCGCGCTGAAATCGATGTGGGACAAATACCGTCTGTCTCCGGATACGATGTGGGTTAACTCCCAAGAAGCCTTGAACATTTCGAGAAAAATACTTGCCGGATCACAGGCCTCTGCCCAGCGGTTCATTTTCGAATCGCCGCAAGACATGGTTGGCGGCGGCGTTATGGTGCGCACATATTTGAACCGGTTCTCGATGCAAGGCGGCAGCGTCGTCGACGTCAAGGTCCATCCAAACATGCCGGCAGGCACAATCCTCATGACGACAAAGGCACTGCCCTACCCGCTTGCGGGCGTAGGGAATGTCATGCAGATCCGCACCCGGCAGGATTACTACCAGATCGAGTGGCCGCTGCGGACCCGCAAATATGAGTATGGGGTTTATGCCGACGAGGTGCTGCAGCATTATTTTCCGCCATCGCTCGCATTAATCACCAATATCGGCAACGGCTAAACGCGCGGCTTGAGCCCTGAAAACTGCGCAGCGGGCTCGCCGCCCGCGCTATGACGTCCTTACTCAACGGCCGCCTTTGAGCTTATCCGGCGAACACGCATCGAGGTTTCGCCGGACGCGTTCGGCCATCGTGTTATCTGAACGAAGGTTAGTCGCATGAAACTGAAGGCGCCCGATGGCTGCCGCATGGCCTCGCATAGAGGCAGCGCCGTTCCAATCGCGAATGACGGAATGGTCGAAGTCGATGATGAAATCGCTCTCGTTCTCATTGCACATGGCTTTTGCCCGGTAGAGAAAGGCAAGGGCGAGCAAGCAGTGAGTTCAAAGCGAGATGAATCAAGCGGGCAGCCAGAGACCAAGCCAGACAATCCCGATGCCCAACCTCGCGATATCGGGGCACTGAGCCGCAAGGAGCTATTTACATTCTTGAAAGCAAAAGGCGTCGCGGTTGCATTGCCTGTCACCAATATTGAATTATGCGCGGCCGCGCGCCGGGCACGCGACGGATAAGCATCTTGCCTCGTTCCCATTATTTGGACTTCGACAAAGCTCGGTTGAGCGAGCCCAGGCAGCTCACAAGAAATTAGCCAGGACCATCGACAATGGCATCTCCCTTCGATCTTGTCAGTCTAACCGAACTCAAAACCTGGCTCGATATTACGGGAACCGATGATGACGTGCTCCTCGGACGGCTAATTACGCAAATCAGCCGCGCAATTCTCAATGTCCTCGATAGAGCCGCGATCTTGCCGCAAGCCTATACCGAAACCTACGACGGACGCGACGACGTTTCGATTATGTTGAGGCAATGGCCCGTTACAGGAATTTCGTCTTGCGTCGTTGACGGCTTGGTGATCCCGCTGGCGCCGCCGCTCGTTGCGGGCGCACCCGCCCAGACAGGCTATGTGCTTGATAATGGCAGCGCCGTCCCACCAGGCGTGATGCAACGCCTGTCGCTCCGAGGACACCTTTTCACCTGCGGCCTGCAAAACGTTACAGTTTCCTACAATGCGGGCTACCAGATTACGAATGAAAACGCCATCGTTCCGGCAACGCACCCCTACATGGTCTTGGCACAGGCTCCTTACGGCAGTTGGGCGAGCGATGTAGCTGTTACATATTCGAATGGATTGTCGCTCACGGCAGTCAGCGGAACGCCAAATGCCGGGCAGTATACTGTTGGAGACGGCGCTTACAACTTTGCCCAGGCAGACGGCGGTGCGCCCGTGTCGCTCACCTATGGCTACGTGCCGTCGGATCTAGCTTCATGCTGCATGGACTGGGCGGCTGAGCGATATACCTATCGCTCGCGGATAGGCCAACATTCGAAGTCACTCGGCGGACAAGAAACCATGGCCTACATCGTCAAGGATATACCAGATTTTGTCCTAACGGCTTTATCGCCATATCGTCGGGTGATCATGCCGTGACCAAGGAAAGATTCGATACCCGGCATGTCCGGGATGCCTTGATGCAGCGAGCGCGCGCTTTTCGCGACCAACTCGAAAGTCGAGTTCGCATGAAGCTCACCGGCGGGGTGTTGCAGACGCATTCCGGCACCCTTGCCGCCTCGATCCTTTCCTCGATCGACGAAGACGATGAATCGGGCACAAGAATTACTATATCGAGCACAGATGTGCCGTACGCGGCAATCCACGAGTTTGGGGGAAAAACCGCAGCTCACGAAATCATTGCTACGAACGCCAAGGCCATGGCATTCCCCGGAGGCGGAGACATCGTCTTTGCTAAACACGTGCACCACCCGGGATCGGCCATTCCGCCGCGGTCATATCTTGCAAGTTCGGTATCAGAGTTGCGCGACGAAATAGAGTCAGGATTCAAACATGCAATCCTGGATGCCTTGAGGGCAGAGTGATATTGTTCCGCAAGAATGCTTCCCGCGTGATCGCCAAAAATCCAATTGATATACAACGCTGCAAGGAGCCCGTCTTTCGATGACACCGCGAGAGAGCGCCATCCTTGGTCTAATGAATCTCGTAGGCAATGCGTACCCTTGGAAGACCGGGCCCATGCGGCGCCTCAAGCTCTGGAGCGACGTGCCGGCCGCGAGCCGTCCGGCCTGCTTTCTTTTCGAGGGCGGACAAGAGACTTATTCCTGGAGCGAAAGCGCGCTCCCGAAGCGGATCATCGAAGTTCGATTGTTTGTCTATCTTAATGCCAAAGATCCAAGCGCCGCTGGCGCCTCACTGGCGAACACGGTGATGGATGCGTTCGACGCTGCTTTTGGCCTCTCAGGAAGCGACGTTTTTCTTGGGCGCAACACGCTAGCGGGAACAGTCTACAGTTGCCGGATTGATGGCAAGGTTTTGAAGGACCCGGGAGACTTGGATGGAGATGGCCTTCTTATCTTGCCGGTCAAACTCGTCTTACCTTAGAACACCCGCCATCTCGGACTGAAAATTATTGGCTTCGATTTTGTGAAAGACTTTGTAGCAATAAGCGAATGTGAGAGGTTACCAAATGTACAGCTTCGGCTCGGGCGTGCTGCTCGGAACCCGCACGGACATAGCGAACGCTACGCCAGTCAATTTCGGCCTGGTGCAAGACGTGACCATTGAAGAAACCGCGACCATCAAGGAGCTAACGGGCCAGTTTCAGCGGCCCGTGGCGATCGCCCGGGGAACGATCAAGACCACGGGGAAGGCCAAGGTCGCGCGGATATCGGGTATGGCCTTTGCCAATCTATTTTACGGTGCAACCCCGGCAGCTGGTCAACTTGCGACTTCATTTGCCGAAGCCGGGACAGTAACTACATCCTCCACATACACCGTACTTAATGCTGGGACCTTTGTGGACGATGATGGCGTCCTTTATGCGACAACCGGGCTGCCGCTGACGCGCGTGTCCTCCGCCCCCGCTCTTGGACAATATACCGTTAGCGCAGGCGTCTACACGTTCAATTCGGCCGACTCCGGCAAGAACGTTTTGGTCAATTACACCTACACGTTAAGCGCCTCGGGTCAAAAATTCACCGTTGCCAATCAACTTCTTGGAACGACACCGACCTTTCAGGCACTTTTCTACACAACGTTTCAGGGTCAAGCCATAACACTAAAACTCAATAATTGCACTTCCAGCAAATTGAGCTTCCAGACGAAACTGGAGGACTTCACCATGCCGGAATTTGATTTTTCTTGCTTTGCCGATTCCTCTGGAAACGTTATGACTTGGTCCTTCGCAGAGGCTTCTTGATATGCGTCTTGCACCAGAGTTAATCCGGCTCGGCGCACATGAATGGCTCGTGCGACCACTGACGTTGCGCCAGGTAGAAGAAATCGAACCCATCCTTGTACCGAGCCCTTCTGAAACGAGAGGTAATGTCGCCTCTGCGATCGCTATCGTCGCTATCGCTTTAAAGCGCGACCACCCAGACGCGGCAGCCTCGCTCGCCGACGTCGAGGCAACGGCCCAAGAGATAGGCGCCGCTATGGCAAAGGTCTTGCGTTTAGGCGGCTTTGTCGAAGCACCAAAGGACGGAGACTCCGCTCCGGGGGAAGCTCCAGCGGGCCGGCTCCAACCAATGGACCTGCCCGCGTAGATTTCGGCTATATTTACGCGAGACTGATGACCGCCTGCGGTTACACACCTGCAGAAATCGGCGAACTGACATTCCACGACGTCGTTAATCTCTTTGCGTACTGGCGTGAGTTTCCCCCTGTTCATGAAATATTGAAATGCGTTTATGGAATAGAGCGAAGCTCCGATGCGGCACGCAATAAAAATAGCAGCGACCCAAGCGGAATCGGCGGTCTGATCGCTCGATTTCCCGATGGGCAGGTCCGCGCCCGGCAGTGAATGGGAGGCCATTGTTAAATGGCAAATGACGTTACCATAACATTTACGGCTGATGTATCGGACTTGCAAAATGGCATGCAGCAAGCGGCACGTGCGGTGCAAGCCACTTCAACGGCATTACGGGGCGGGGCCGATCAAATCAACACTACTTTCTCTTCACTTTCGCAAGCTTACGCGAACAACGCGGCACAAAGGATAGGCGCCGCGCAGAGCGCAAATAATTCAGTGCTCACAATGGCGCGGCAAAATGAGCAGGCCCAATACGATATTGCTTTGAATGGGATAAAGGAACAATCCTCACTCATTGAAGGCCAAGCTCAGATGTCTGAGCTCTCGCGGCAAGAGGAACTCACCGGTTTATTAGCACTGGAGGCGCAAAGAGAGGCCGTCGAACGTCAGCACTTGCAGTTTCTAGAGAGCGCTTCTCAGCAACAGGCTCTTGCTTATGCGGCCTCTCAACGCAGCATTGAAGAGCTTACCCGCCAATCTGTGTCCAAGAGGCTGGACATAGAGCGCAATGGAACTGACGAGATCTATAAAAGCTACCTGCGCACGTTTGAGCAGGCCGGAAATGCTGCATCTTCGTCGATCATGGGCATGATTACGGGGCAAATGCGGCTTCGCGACGCGGCGAGGAACGTCCTCGTTCAAATATTGCAAAGCTTTGTCCAGACACGCGTAAGAATGGCCGCAGATTGGCTTGCCAGTGTCGCAACGCAGGTTGCGACCACACAAGCTGGCGAAACAGCTAAGACAAGTGCCGTTGCGGCGGGAACTGCCGCGCGCACCGGCCTCGAAACTGGGGCATCTAACGCATCTATGGCGACTACGGTGGGAGCCGTTCTCAAAAGTATCATGGCCTCAGCAGGCGAGACTTTTGCGGGTGTCTTTGGCTTTCTCGCACCCGTCATGGGACCGGCAGCCGCCGGCCCGGCAGCCGGTGCACAGGCGGCGGTGCTCAGCGTCGGGACTGGCCTTGCATCGTTTGCAGCCGGCGCCTGGGAATTACCCGCCGACATGATTGCCCAGGTTCACCGGGGCGAAATGATTATTCCGTCAGGCCCGGCGGCGCAGTTCCGGAACATAGTGTCCCAAGACGTCGCGCCGACTCAGAATGTGCATATGCATCATGCGACGAATTTCCATGTATCCGCGATGGACTCCCGCAGCGTCAAGCAGTTCTTTGCCGATCATGGGCGTACGATCATGCGCACGATCAACGAAAGCGTGCGGACCGGGGCGCATGCCGGGCTGTCGAAATTTGCATCGTAGCCGTTTCATAGCTCTTGAAAGTTAGGGTAAAAGCATGGCTGTTACGACGTCTTTTCTTCCGCTTACGAATACTTGGGTTGCGCTTGGTGCGGCAGCGCCATTGATGATTCAGCCGGTTGGAGGGCCTATAGAGATATTTATTTCATCGGCCGGCGTTCCTTCTGCTGGAAGCTCTGGCATTTTGTTATATCCGAGAAACCAGCCTTTTATAACATTCACCGCGGCTACTGGAACCGTTTACGCTATCGCGGCTGGCGCTAACGCCGGTGTTGGCGTGTTCGTCGCGAATGCGGCATAATTCAAGTTTTGATGACCGTATTCGTCAACGGCGTGAACCTGCTGCCCTCGACGGGCGAGTTCACTTACGGCACGACAGCGAGGCAAGGGCAGCGCGCGGATGAGTCTCTCCCGGCAGGTATCAATTTCTACTACAATACTGAGCCGACCGAGAAAACCGACTATTCGGTGTCGATTGACCAGCTGCAGGCGCAGTTTCCCTCTTGCGGGACGGTTGCAATCGTCTGCGCCTGGTTTGGAAATTCAACCGACGCTTCGCAATGCAAGCTCTACCCGTCGACGACCTATATCAATGGCGCATTTACGAAATGGAACGGCTCAACCTGGATTTCCGAGAATTGGCGATGTTCCTCGCTGACCCAAGGCTCAAGCGGTGATTTGATACCCATATCTCAGGATTCAGGCGGTGCTTACTCCTACGGGGGCACACCATCCGATCAGTCTATTGTGGAATGTATCATTGATTTGAAGGCGCGCGGGCTGCGCGTGGTCTTTTACCCGTTCATTCTGATGGACTCGCAGGGAAAGCCATGGCGAGGGCGCATTACCTTTTCGCCGGACTTATCAACCGCGGCCGCTAGCGCGGTTTCGTCCTTTTTAGGTACGGCCGTCCCCACAGACTTTACTCAAGATTTTACAAACAAGACCGTATCCTATTCCGGTTCGCTAACCGATTTCACCTTTAGAAGGATGATCCTTCACTACGCAAATTTGTGTGTTGTAGCTGGCGGCGTGGATCTCTTCCTGATCGGATCCGAGCTTCGGGGGCTTGAGACCATTCGCGGTCCCGAATGGACGAATGCCGGAACGGCTGATGCAAGCGGAAGTGCGATTTGGGACTATCCCTTCGTTGCGGGCCTCATTCAACTCTCCGACGACGTGAGAAGCATATTCGATGCGGCAGGGCTGCATAAAGACACCGAGAATCACCACAACCTTATTTCTTACGCTTCCGATTGGTCTTGCTGGATGGGCTACAGCCATGCGGGCTCAAGCCCGCCATCGCCCACGGGCCAATGGCCGCACCTCGATCAGCTTTGGAGTCACCCTAATATAGACTTTGTCGCCTTCGATAATTATCTCCCGTTGTCCGACTGGACCACGGGAACGAACGGCGGTCTCGACGCTCTTAATTGGGCAAAGCCAGCCCCGGCAACATGGCCGCCGCCGCCTTCTCAGATGAACGGGCTTGGACTTACGGGAACGCCAACGATCTATAGCAAGGATTACCTAAAAGCCAATATCGAGGGTGGCGAGAGGTTCAATTGGTTCTATTTTGACTCGAACAATGCGGGGAGAGGGAAAGACCCGTTCGGCTCCGATCTCACACTCTCTTTGCCTGAAGGGGATCGCCTTGCGCAAAGCCGAAATCACTTTTTTCCCAATCAGCAAATCCTCGCTCAAAAGCAACTTCGCTGGTGGTGGAACAATCAGCACTACGCGCTTTACGATGCGGGCAGCGGGTTGGTCCCGCAAGGCAGCCAGACCCCATGGATTGTGCAATCAAAACCGATCGTTTTCACGGAATATGGATTCCCGGCGGTAAACAGATCAACAAATCAGCCAAATGTGTTCTTCGATGCAAAATCTTCGGAAAGCGCGACCGCCTTTTGGTCCATATGGGAACCCTCTGTGGGCGGCTTTGGATTCTTGCCGAAGCAAGATCAAGAGCTGCAGCTTTTGGCTCTGCAAGCCGTTTATGAATATTGGTTTGTTGACGGCCACAACGTAACCTCGAGCGCTGGCACGCCCATGATCGAGCCAGCATTTTGCTCGGTCTGGAATTGGGACGCGCGGCCTTTCCCTACTTTTCCGCGGCTCTCCGGCGTTTGGGGTGACGCGGGGAACTGGAAGACAGGCAACTGGCTCGGAGGGAAAGGTCCAAATCTTGTTCCGCCCCTGCCCGATAATTCTCCGGTACCTGCGATGCCATTTGATTTCCCATCACTTCCGGGACTGAGCTGGTCAGTCCATAAGAAGCCCACATTCTCAACCCGCGTCGCTTCACATGTGTCAGGCCGTGAAGTGCGTTCGCCGTATTTTGCGCAGGGACTTTACGAATTCGAACTAACGATAGAAGGAATGGATTCGAACAGCACGTTTCCAGGATTGGGTGCACAGTCGCTGCAGGCGTT